TGTAAGCCTTTATTGCTTCATCTTTCATATGATGTATTGTTGAGGAGAATAATATGAGATCAAAATTATTAGGTATGGACTTCAAGTCTCGCAAAGTGTCTTTATGTGTGGGTTTTATGTCATATCCGAACCATAATAGGTCGGCACGATGTTTAAACATCATATCGCGAATGCGCATATTACCGCACCCGATATCAAGCACTTTAATAATTTCAGGATTGTTGAATATTCTCGTCAGGTACATGTCTTCTAAAGTGATGTTGTCAACCTTAGGCTGTAGCGGTTCTTTGTCAGCTAGTTTGCTTGGTTTGATAGTCACTAAATCTTTATTAGTTATCACATTTTCAACTAGTTGTACTTCTTTATGTGTGAAGTTAGGTATGTTAGCAACGTCATCTAAATTCTTACAGTTATTTAAGTAGTCAATGAACCCGTCACAGTTGAAATCAGGTGATATCAAACCATACGGGTTTGAGAGCACTGATTCTAGAGTGACGTCATTAGGGAATTGGTTCTCACTGGTGTATTGTGACCACCAGGTGGAGATTCCTCTAACGTTGGCTGGCGCATAGTTGTAGGGAACTGCAAGTTTGAGGATGGTTGAGACTAGTGTTCCTACTAGGGGCGTGTTCTTATCTGTCATAGAGTAAGCGAAAGCTTTTATGAACATTTTATAGTGTTGCGGTAAGTTTTCTGGTAGTTTGGCAGTCACCGGGAATTGTCGCAGAGTTCTCATTATTTGACACGTCGAATTTGGATTTCCTGACCAAACCGCAGCCGTGTAGACTCGTGCTAGAAATTCTACAGGTTCCCCTCTTCTGAATATTTCTCCTTTATATTCTTGTCCGACCATAGCTGCAGAAGCTATTAGGCTCTTGATATTACTGCCTGCCGTGATGCCATCATCTCCCCCATAGAGACCTGGGCGTTCCCATGCTTCACATGGACTCATACCCAGTTCCCTACCATCAATGTAAGCTATGAACTTATTACCGATGGAATTGAATAGCGATGTGGCTGGCTCTCCAGACAGTTTTGAGAAGAATGTTAGGAATTTGATGCCCAAACTAGTGGTAGCTTGACAATTTTGGACTTCATCCAATAATTCCATTATAAGAGC